ACGTCGAGTACGCAGTCTTCGACGATATACAAGGAGGACTTGAATTTTTTCACGGATACAAATTCTGGTTGGGTCATCAAAGACAGTTTTGGGCAACAGACAAATACAAAGGAAAACAACTCATAATGTGGGGAAAGCCAAGTATTTATTTGGCAAATCAAGATCCCAGATTAGATAAAGGTGCCGACATTGAATGGCTTGACGCAAATTGTGATTTCATAAATATACTAGAACCTATCTTTCATGCCAGTAATATGTAGCATCTGATCCAACAGATAATTGAACATTTGGATCACTTGGTGCTCCTTGAAATATATCCATGACCATAAAATCACCTAAACTTTGACGAGAGGTTTCAGACAAATAATTATTTTCTTGAGCACCACCATCATCCCGATTTTGATATACTAATCGTTTCTTAATTGGATGCCATCGAGTGAAATTTCGAACAGTCGATTGCTGATTGCCAGATGCGATACGGGTGGTCCTATCATACCAGATTTTTATAGCACGAGAGTTAAGAGGTGCACTGATCTCGGTAGACCAATCTACGTTGCGAGTACCGGCAAAGACATGTTGATACAATGCGTCTCTGACCGACTGTTCTTGAATAGTAGGAGTAGGCCCATTAACGCGTAGCCATAGTCGACGGTAACCATTTCCGGCAGTATAATTAAAGGGGGGATAATCTTTTTCGGTATCATCACTGGTATCGAAAAACTTGAAATCAGTTTCGGCGTCGTAATAGCTAAAGCAGATTCTCCTCCAAATCCACGGATTTCCATCTGAAGTAATTATTCTTAATCGCTCTTTGAAACCAGAAGCGAATGTATCATTCGTAGCTCTGGTATTATCTTGATCGAATTTTCCAGTAAGTTGCGATTGCCATCGCATAGTGGGAGAAAAAACGTACACCCAATTTTGTAAACCAGAAGATTGAACAACAAATTGTGGGCCATCGATAGCCTCTTCCGGGAGTGTGCGTGATGCGGTGAGCATATTGTCCTTCTTTTTATGAGACGAAATATTAAGGATTCTCTTCCGAGACATCAAGGTCTTGGCAAAGCGCGAACGTCCATACGAACGGGGCTTTCTTGCCTTGGCGTATCCAGAAGCCTTTGATCGGCTGACCCTGCGAGTCACACGGCGTCGGCGGCGGCGTAGATAAGGCATGATTCATGATTGTTGGTGGCTTAAAATTCCAACATACGAGGGGTCGACAAGTATTTATACCTAAAGGTGTCGCTGTCGCTGGTCGACAGAGGTATAATATTAATTCACCTCTGTCGACAAAATTTTTTCAAAATGTCAAATTTCAAGTTCGAAGCAAAATATGGATTGCTTACATACAGTCAAGCAACGGGACTTGACCCTTTTGAAATTGTCAACCGACTTTCTCAACTGGGAGCAGAGTGCATCGTGGGAAGAGAGAGACACCAAGATGGCGGCACTCATTACCACGCTTTCTTCATGTTCGAGCGAAAATATGCTACAAGAAACAATCGTACATTCGATGTTGACGGCTTCCATCCGAACATCGTTCGCGGGTATGGAACTCCAGAGAAGGGTTGGGACTACGCGACGAAAGATGGCGACATATGCGCAGGAGGGCTGGAACGGCCGGGCAGAATATCAACTCATGAGGGAGAAACTAAATGGACTTGGATTATCCAAGCTGAGACTCGTGAAGAGTTTTTCGAACGTATTGCGAGTGGGGATCCACGTGCTCTCTGCACAAACTTTGGAAATCTACAACGCTATGCTGATTGGAAATATCGACCCGAACCAGACGAGTATCAACATCCCAGTAACATTTCGTTTGCTGGAGGAGAAATTCAACGACTTGCTGAATGGGCTGACACCAACATTCGAGACAGAGTAAACGACGGTAAGACTTAGGAAAAATATCCCTTGGGTTGGATGTTATGTGTTACAGTACGCTCATCACCTGACCTTCGGCCAGGTGGTCCAGGCAGACCGCATTCGCTAACTATTATCAGTTAGGGGCAGGAGCTTGGTCATTTGGGGACCTTCCAGAATGGGCAAAACACTATGGGCAAGGAGCATTGGAAAACATGCGTACTTTGGAGGGCTGTTTTCCTTGGGAGAAAATACAAGTGACGTCGAGTACGCAGTCTTCGACGATATACAAGGAGGACTTGAATTTTTTCACGGATACAAATTCTGGTTGGGTCATCAAAGACAGTTTTGGGCAACAGACAAATACAAAGGAAAACAACT